TGTCGATCATCAGCGTGGCGAAGTAGCCACGGAATGCGATCGTGCGAGCGAGCAGGCTCGGGTTTTCGATGGACACGACGCCCTTCTGCTGTTCCCAGCATTCGAAGCCGGCCGAGTTTCCGACCCACACTTCCTTGCTGGTCAACGGGTCGAAGTTGCGGTCGACGACGACCTGGAGGCCGAAGGCGTTGCCGTTGAACGACGCGGCGTCCTGCTGGCCGAATGCGTTCATGGCTCCGGCGTTGGGGAACAGGGGGCGGCCGGTGGTGTCGACCAGAGCGCCCAACTTCTTCCAGTAGTCGGTGCCGAGCATCAACACGTTCGGCAGGTTGCCGTCGGAGTTGGTGAGGATCTTCGCGGCCGCGTTGTACACGAACGTGACCCAGTCGGCCGGGTCGGTGTCGTCGGTCAACACTTCGGTCTGAGTGACGCCTGCGACGAACTGCGTACAGGCTTCGATGTCGGTCTGGTTGGCGTAGATGCGCGCCATGTCGTCGACGAGTGCGCCGAGCACTTCCGGGCTCGACCAGTCGATCGACGCTTCGGACAATTCGACGTAGCCGCCGAAGATCTTCTTGGTGACCTGCTCGTCGGACACGACGAACGTGCCGGACTGGATCGTGGTGCCCTGGGTGACCGACGCGATCGACGTGTGGGTCGTGACCTTCGGACGGATGAACACCTTGCCGCCCTGCGGCATGGCGCGAGTTCCGACGGCGTCGATCAGGGGACGGAGGCCGCGGAACGAGTTGAACACCGGGGCGACGACCGGGGTGGGGAGCACACCGTCAAGGTCGCCGGTGGTGACGTCGGGTGCGGCCGCCTTGATGTTGGCGTTCATCTGTGCGAATTCGGAACCGCCAGCGACGAATGCAGCGATGTACTCGCCGAGCGAAGGCAGCTTGAACGCGCGCTTGGGTTCCGCGTACAACGGAACGGTGGGGATGATGGCCGGTGCCGAGGCCTCGACCGGGGTTGCTTCATTCATTGAGTCCTCCTCGGGCTCGATTGGTGTGGGTTCTTCGTCGGGCGTGTCGTCCTCGGGGCTCGAGGCGGCGACCTTTTCGATGCGGGCCTGCTCGAAAGCTGGTTCCGCGACGATCGAGAGTTCGGTCCAGCGACCTTCCTCCACGATCATGGTTCCTTCGTTGTCGAAGGAGAATTTGGTAGGCACTACGCCAACGCTGACGGAGTCGTAGGCGCCCATGAGTAGCAGCGCCATTGTGTCGTCGGCGTCGCGTGTCGTAGCGAGGCGCGCGGTGAACATCATCCCCTCGGATGTGTTGACGCGTTCGGTCACAAGACCGCGCACCTTCGCCGGATCGTGGGCCTCGAGTAGACGGGGCGGTCTGCCGTCCTCGGGTAGCGATCCTGGCATGAATTTGACTTTGGTGCCGAGGCTGTCGGTGGTGGCGACATTCCACGGTACGGCGAGGCCGGTGATGGACCGTGATGGTTGGCCGTCGTTGGCGGCCGCGTCAACGGTGAAGTTACCGGCGACTAGTTTCAACATCGTCGTTGTAGTCCTCTCTGACGGATGTGGGCGTGGTGACGAGCGGCGATTCGACGAGGTCGTTGTCGCCGAGGTAGTCGTCGAGGTCGAATTCGACGTGCTTGCCGGCCGGAAGCACGTTGTTGCCGGACAACGTTTCTTGGAGGCAGTCCAGGTAGGGCTTGGCGCCGAATAGGTAGAGGTCTTGGCGCGCTTGGAGCGCGTTCTGGTAGGTCATGCCGGTGCCGGTTGGTGCTCCGACGAGGTAGGGCGGGATGTTGGCGAGACGCGCCAGCTCGAGGGCCTGATACTGACGCGCCTCTACCAGCTGGAGTTTGGAAGGGTCGGAGTCGAATTCTTTCCATTCGACGAATTCGTTGAGGGCGCCGATGGCGTTGCGCTGACGTGCCGCGCTCCACGCAGCTGCGAGTTCGCCAAGATCTTCGCCGGACATGGGTTCGCCACCGCGCTGCTGAAGGTATCCGGCGGCAATTTCGTTGGTGGCGAAACGGCGGGCGGCGTTGTCAAGTTTCCAGGCGGTGTCGATCGCAGCGGCGCCGCTGTAAACGATGCCCATGATCGGCGACAAGAACTGGACAAGGTTGCGGCTGTCGACGTCGACGCCGTTGAACTGAACCTGGTCTGACGGCTGGAACCAAGCCGGGCCGGACTGGTCAAGTGTGGTGATGTTGGCGGCCGGTAGCCACTTGAACGATGCGGGGAACCCGGTGCTGTAGCGGCCGGTGATGAGCCAGAATGCGCGACCGTAGAACAGCAGGTCGCTGAACGTGTTGGCCATGATGAAGTTGCGGGTGACCGCCGGGTCAGGGCGTGTGAACCACGATTCGCCCTCGACGTAGATCTTCTCGTATTCCTCTTCCTGCGGGTCCCAGGCGAGGCGGTAGGCGCGAAGATCCAAGCAGCCGATCATGGAGGCGATCAGGTCGCGCGCTCGAGACACCGTTGGCAGCTGTAGGGCGCGGAGTTCTTGGGTGCCGACCGTGTAGGTGTAGGTGGCGTTGATCGTTGCCTGTTGTGCGGCGCCGGCGGCGGCCTTGATGTCGGCGCCGAACGCGGGCTTGGTGGTGCGGCTGCCAAAGAGGGCCATTGACCGGGATGCTATCCACAACCTGTGGACAAGTCCAGTATTACCTGAACGCGAAGGCGGGTTTGGTGCGTTGGGCGGGACGGGCGGCGATCGCGGCGGCCCACACCATACAACGCGCCAACTCGATCGGCCCCGGCGACTTCTGGGACGACAGCACCGTCGAGTTCTGGGTCTTGACAGCGACGGCACGGCCGACGTGCTCCGCCAGGGCGTTCGATCCGTCGTGACGGAGGCGACCCTCGAGGATCAGGGCTCGGACGATGGGCGTGTACTTCAGCAGCTCGCCGTAGCCGACGATCGACATACGCCGCTCAAGGTGTTGCGGCATGAGCGCCTCAAGGCCGGGCGTGAGCGTGAGCTGTACCGCCGGGTCGGTGAGCACTTTGGCGATCGCGTCCCAGCATTGGTCGGCTGATTGGACGATGAACTCGACTGCCACTTTGACGATGCCGCCGTCGTTGACGGCTCGGACGCCGACGTACCGGGATTCGTCGACCGAGTTATCGACGGACAGAATGCCACCGGCCGGGATGTCGTCAACGGTGAGGCCGTCCCAGGTTCCGATCGGCAACCAGGCTTTCGTGGCGGCCACCCACAGGTTCAGGTGAGCGCGAAGGAACGCGGCGCGGTCGGCGCCTTCGGCGGCGGCCTCGAGCGCGTCCCAGGTGACGGTCGTACCTAGGGCCGGGTTGGCCCACGGCCACCAGCGGCGGTCGTCGGGGTTGACGGCCGGCGGCGGTGACCATTCGGCGAAGAACAGGCGACCAGGTTTACCGGCGTCGATCGCGGCGATGGCCTGCTCACGCAAGCCGAGCATGAGCGCGGACCCTTGATCGCCTGCCGTCGACCACATCGACATCAGCGGATTCTTGACGGCGATCATGGACGGCCGCAGCGCGTCGTAGATCACGGACGGAGCGATGTCCCAAATTTCATCGCAAACACACAAATCGAGGGTGAGGCCGTGGACATTGTCCTTAGCGGCCGCGACACGGAACGTGGATCGATCCGGCATAGTGACCTGCTGGGAACCGGCGGCCCACCGGCATTGAGCGCCGAAGTGGTCCTCGAGGAACAGCGCCAACTCTCGGAACATCGGCATCGAGCGGTCGAGCTTGTTGGCGACCAGCAGAACGTTGACCGGCCGGCCCCTTCGTCGTGCCTCATCCGCTAGGAACCAGCCGGCCAACACACGTAAACCTACCGACTTGCCTTGCTGTCTCCCGGTACTGACTAGAGACTCACGAAACAGGAAGTCGCCTTTGTCGTCGACCGCCAACTGGCCATCCAACGCGATCCGCTGCCAGGGCATGAGGTCAATTCCCATGTGCCGGCGTCCCCACTCGGCCAGGGAAGGACCAAGACTCAAATCCGTCGAACGCGGCGTAACCAGCCTCGGCTCAATCCGGCCAGATAACTGTCCGATTGCCTCATTGGCCCCTAATTCGTCGTCTAACAGCCCCTCCGAGAAAGGATGAAGAT